GTTGAAAAATTCAAACGGTTCTGAACTTTTTCCCCTCATGTTTGCGTTCTCATTTTCTTTAATCGAAGCATCAAACGCAACTGCCGGGTTACCATCTTGCACTTGGTCATAGATTTTTTCAAGTGTTTTTGCAGCACTTTTGTTTTTTGCCGCCATCAAAAAAGCTAACTTGCTATTGAATACGTTCATGTCAAAAGCAGATGCCACCAAGGCTAATTTATAACTATAGTAGCCGATTATATCAAAAATCCCGCATCTGGATGGACGTAAATAGATTACAGCACAATCCTTACCAATCTTTAAATCCTGTAAGCTTATGTTTGCATTGGTAGCATATGTGTTAATGCTTGCAAGCGTTGGCTTGCAATACATATCATATCCACTGATTGCAGGATACTGAGCAATCAGTCCATATGCATCAGTATATGTGATCGCGATAAAGCCCCCACCAAGCAGGCAATACTTAAAATAGTCAATGTCAAATTTTGCATTGTATGTTATATCAAAAATAGAACACACTCTCTCATACAGCATACGATCAAACGTGTCAGTATATAGACTGTCTGCCTTGATTCCTGACGGTTGGAAGTAATTTGAAATGATATTGATTTTATCAAATCCAACAGGACACCACATATATTTTTTCACCTCTTTCTATGTTTCACGTGAAACATTATTCATAATAAAAACCACTATTCAAGTAGTTATTCACTGCTTCTTGATCTCCGGTAAACCCACTAATTTCTATGGATGCGTTTCTGCATCTGAGATAGCCGGAACAGGTTGAAATCTTGCGACTGTTTCCGTCTGCATATCCCTCACCCGCACCGTTTGGCTCTGTGCTTAATCTTGTATAGCAGATTACGGATGCATCAAGATTATTGAGGATCCCCCCCACTGATCCAACCGCACCAATGCTTGTAACTTCCGGAGATAAAATTGATTGCATAGTGTTAAGTACACCAGAAGATACGCCGAGTGCATTTCCTGTCATAGCTGACGAAACAGTTGAAAGTCCACCAATAAGTGCATTGCCAATGTTGACATTTGCACCTGCTATGTTTACCGGCACGGTCATCTGACATTGATAGTGTCCTATGACGGAACTTCCAGATTTCAGCCATACATCAGATATTCCAGAATATGCATCAAAGTAGTAGTCCGCTACTAACTGTCCATTATTTGTTTTTGTTATGTCAACCGGAATAACTCCAATGCAAGGAAGCTGTACAAAGTAACGGCTAAAATTACCATTGTAAAAACGAAAATCTGTATTAGAATAAAGTGGATTAGTCAGTTCAAGATTGTAGGAAAAATGCACCACCGGACTACTTGAAGCCCCACCAATCAATAAAGCCTGTACTCCGGAATCCCAATATCCTAAATTTACATCATTCATTATTGAAATAAAATTACTTGAGCGAAATGGTAACCACTTTAAGTCTACGATATATTTTGCAGGATCAAACAAAAACTTTGTCGTTGCGTTCTCAATCAACTCTTGGAAGTTATCAGCCGTATACATGAAGCTAATAAGCAAACCTAACTGTTTCTCTGTGATATAATAAACCTCAACCCCTGCCGCTCCTACAATGCGCATGATATAGTTGCCTGCATAACCATTAACAAATACATTAGGTGGCTGTGCTACTATGGTATCTTGCTTCTGCCAGTCCTCAGTGGGTAAGTAAAGCGGATCATCAAGCAAAGGGTCTTGATGATTTGATCGTTCAATAAAACATGTATATTCGTCTATTTCATTTTTATAAGTTGCCAAGACGTCCTCAGTACAAGTTATTTCCGTCTGTCCTGCGTTGATTGAGGTGGTCGAATCAATGAAATAATAGTGGTCAGCCCATTTGCAATAGTTAAATTGTAGCATGTCATTCATTGGTCTTTGCAAAATAAACGTAGGACTTTGAAATGTAGTTGCAGTTTTTAAAAGGCAGGGAACTTCTGTCCCCTGCCCTATAGGACGCTTTGTGCTGTTTTTTCTCTTCGAAAAATGGTACAAAACTATTTCCGTCATGATACGTATATCTCTCCTTTTGAAGTAATGGCACAGATCCAACCGGATGGAATCCGTACCCACGTTGCTCCGTCATCATCCTTTTTGACTTCTTTTATCGTGACTGCGGTTCCTTTCTTCAAACATCCATCAGAATAAGCATGTTTCATGCCGTCCCTTGTCAGCTGTGCATACTCTTTGATCTGTCCCCAAACGGAAAATCGAACACGTAAATGGTCAACTCTGGTTGTATAAGTTTTTCCAATCGAATAGGTTAGTGCTTCATTATATTCTGTCCATACCCTGCGGACGCAGACAAGATCATGTCGGCGAGTTACCAGAGAGATCACAACTCCTGTGCCTGGGTTATCTGCCGTGTTTTTACGACCGCCCCTGCTTTCAATCATTTTTCCATATCCAATGTAAATAGCACAGTGAGTAACAGGGGAACCGAAGAATAAGAAATCACCGGGCTTCTGCTGACCAACCGGAATTCTCATACCCATGTTTGCATAAGTTGCTGCGTTATATCGCCCAACGTCTGACCCCGCTGTCCTCTGGATCCAGTAAAGCAATCCGGAGCAGTCAAGACCCTGTGCAGGTGTTGAGCCACCCCACACATAAGGAGTACCAATTAAATTATTAGCATATACTACAAGTTCATTTGCTGTCATATAGCACCTACTTTCCAATTTGTTCGATTAATGTGTTCATTTTTTCCAGAGCGATCGTGTTATTTTTGATTACTTCTGAAAGCGTGTCAACTTCGTTTTTATGATCTTCGTTGAGTTTGTCAACTCGTGCGTTGGTCTGGTCATACATGTACTTAACAAAATATGCCATGGCGATACAACAAACGATAGGAAATGCATAGTTTCCCAAGATAGTTAAAAATGTTTCCATCATTGCTAACTCCTCTCAAAATAATAACTATTTATAGGTGCGTCTGGGACATAATCGACAAGCACTGACGCTTGTACAGGAGTAGTTTCATTATTAACCATTGAAAATAAAGACGAATCCGGATATCCGTAATAGCTTTCAAAATTCAATTCAACAAATCCGTTGGAACTGTTAAACTTAATAATTGGGATTCCGTCATAATTTAATGTAACACCATTATGAGGAGAAGATACTATTAATCTTCTTATACCTATTTTTTTTTTAAATGGAAATTTTACAGTTATAGAACCACCGGCAGGAATAGTTAATAACGCAGCTAACATTTTATTTCCCCCCCTCACCGATCACATAAAGGATTCCGTTATGTGTGAAGTTATTCCAGTAGTTTTTTCTGGAATGAACATACATGTTATAGTAGCCACCCCGGCTATTGAAAGGAGTGGTAGAACTGTAGTCAAACTGCCAGTTGACACCCATTGCACGCCGATCATAGAGTACACCAAGGACATACGGTAAGTTTACCTCTGTTTCTGCCTGTTTTGCATGACCATCCTCTCCAATGATGGATGGTGTAATCTGGATCGCTGATTCATTATCGGCGGACTGCCACCAGTTGACAAGTTCCTTATTCTCAATCTGTAAATTTTTATCATCAAACACATACGGCATGGTCTGTGTTTCTGAGTTAATCCAGAAGCTTGACAGCATCATAAGTCGCTGATTTTCTTTTCTGGTGAATCTCAAAAGGTTTTCAAACCCTGTGATCGTAAATCTGTACTTGGTTGATCTCTCTGTCAGCTTTTCAGAATCAAGCTTGATTCTAGCAACCACGAACGGCATAAACTTGTCACGGTGTTCAGAAAGTAACTCCTTTCTTGTGTATTGTGTCCCATTCTCTGCATTGAACTCATGTGCAAGGTCAACTTCCATACCAAGGGATGATAATCCCGCCATATAGTTGAGCATGGTTGCACGACGTTCACTTTCTCGATCCGTTTCAATGTCATTGCGGAACTCAATCATAACTGCTTCGTAAAATCTGAGAAATTCTCCCTCACTTGAAAAAGCAAGTGCCAGCTGGTCACGAAACCGTGTGATTGATCTCTGTAAAAGCTTTGTGCCGTAGAACTTGAGTTCAAGTACTTTCGGCTTATGAATCTTGTACATATCGATAGATTTACCATCATCCAATGTATTCGGGTTCTGCTCTGTATTCCAATCATCCGACTGCTCGGCTTCCATTGACAGGGACGTGATTTCACG